ATGAAAGTTGAACTGGTTTACGATAAGCGAAACGTGAAAGAGATACCGGGTGCTAATGACCTGATCCTGGCTGAACTTACTAAACGCGTACATCGCGTCTTCCCCAAGGCCGATGTTAAGGTTAAGCCAATGCAAGCGAACGGCATTAACACCGACGCCAGCAAAGGTGATAAGGCTATTCTCAATCGACTGCTTGAGGAGATGTTTGATGAAGCTGATCAGTGGCTGGTTATCGATATTTAATTGAGGGGTATTTATGCTGCGTGTCGAAGTGACTATAGACAAATTGAACATTAAGAAATTCCCTGTTGGATACTCTGACGCTCTTACAGAAGAATTAAGTAAGCGACTTGGCAGGAAGTTTGGCGAAGTCGATGTGAAAGTGAGGTTCGCTGGCGCGGATGGGCTAACCGTGCTGGGCGGGGCTAGCGAGGATAAGAAGACGGTCGAAGAGATTTTGCAAGAAACATGGGAAAGTGCTGATGATTGGTTTCAGGCTTAAGCTACTCCTGTCAGGCCGGTAACCTACCGGCCATTATCCCCCTGATATATCCCCAGTATTTGTATTACAAAATATTCGATCTATGATGCTTAAGGAAAGTTAAAGTTTGGTATCCTGGCTATTTAATTGTTCGCCTGACCCACAGCTAACCCTTAGGGGTGGGTGATTCATTTTCAAACATACAATTAATTAAGTGTAAGTTAAAAAGGAAATTTAATGACAGCAGCAGCGAAGCACCTCATTCAGAGTGAAGAGGATTTCTATACTTTTATCGATGTGATGATGGGGCGGAAAGATTTAGACTCTGATGAGTTTGAGTTTCCTGACGTTGAATTTAAAGGATGGCCAACGATAAGTATCAATGTTAAAGGAGATAAGAAACGGTATAATTCTTCTTTAACGGCATCAATGCTTTTCGGGATGGCGGAACTAACAAATGAAATCCAAAAAGCATTTACAGTAATACGACATGACACGCACAACAGAAAGAAATTAACCAACTCAGACAAGAACTTACTTGATATTGTTTATCATATTAGTGAAGGTTCCAGTCAAGCAAATGGCGATTCAGATGCGATTGTTAATGGAGCGGTGAGCGTGCTTAAAGAAGCTATAGGTAAAATGACAGGCAGACAGGCGCTATGCGCCGTTGTAGCTATTGTTATTTCCGCTAGCACCGTTGGTTGGAAGGTGGCTGGTGAGTACTGGGAGACGCAGCGGCAATCTTCTAGTGACCAAATTTCTTTAGTTAAAGAAGCTACAAGTGCCGTCATTGACTCTCAAAAAAACACTCTTGAGTTGCTTACTACCGGGCAAACAAACATAAGTAGAGAAGTGCTAGCTCACGGCGAAGATGGACGTAATAAGTTCTTAAAAAACATAGCTCAAGACCCAAAAGTTTCTACAGTTAAGCTAGGAAGCGAAACAATAAACCGAGACCAGCTTAACTCTTTCACCCAAAGGCAGTCTGTTGATAGACAAAAAAACACCAGACAAGATGAGTTTTATATTCGAGGTGTAACACGCTCTGGTTCAACAAATCAGGATATTAATATCGCCGTTACTAGGGCGGCAAATGGTGAAGGGTTTACCATAAAAACAACATCTGACATAACCTCTATTGATGAATTACTAGAGTTTTCAAATGCCGTAGCTACAGAATCGCTATTAGAGATAACTTATCTTGAGGTTACTGAAAATGGACATGTTTCAGCTGGTCAATTAATAAATATTATCCATAAAGAAGATGCTCAGCAATAATCCCACAAAAACCCAGCTCCGCTGCCGGGTTTTTGTGCCTGTAATCAACTCTTTTGTGGCAACCATAAAACATCAATAGCAAGCTCCACCGCTAAATCAACATCCTTCCCTTGATGTAGTAGCCTTATCATTTCCGCTATCGATTCCCTCGATACCTCAACTTCGTCCGCTAGTAGCTCTATCACAGCCATTCCTATCACTTGTGCTATGTGTGGATGCGCCTGTTCGAAAAATCCTTTCTCGTTATCCATACTTCACCATCCATAGGTTGAGTTTTAGCCAATTTAGTACAGAACTGCCTGTGTTTCACGTCTGCAATCTGGCAATATCATCACTGACTTTATCTACGATGGCAGGTCTATCGACTCATCCCACAGTCGTTGAAACTCATCTTTATAGCTACTTGTAATTGCAGGTACGCACTTCACAACAAGCACATTTTCAGCATTGCGATTAACTGCTGACGCACTGTAGTTGAATGAACCTGTTTCTACGGTATGGTCGTCAATAACCATAAATTTATTGTGCATGATTCTGTACTTATCATTAGCTCGGATCGGCACCCCTTTAGCTTCAATATCCCGAGCTTTAGCCCCAACGCCATTGATTGACCCTTTGTTAACAACAATTGATACCGCAACACCACGCTCATGAGCCGCAACTAGGGCATCGACAATGGGCTGTGAAGTGAAGCTATAAGCCGCAACCAGAATCTCTGATGTGGCAACATTAATTTCTTGCTGTATTAATTGAAGTGCTCCACGGTTCGGAGAAAACGCCACCTCATGGGTTGGCTGACAGTCTATATCTGCCTGTGCAATTGAGGTTATAGGCATTGCCGAAAAGGCAAATATAACCGTGATAAATAATAGCTTGTGCATATCAATATCCTTTTGATAAATGAAATTATTTCACTGCCTATTTACCATTAAATAAAGTTAGGTTGCACGTTGTTATTTTATTAGTGGTCTGATCTTCGAGGCGCTTCGCAACTAGTATGACACCGCGCACTTAAAGACTCGCTAGATGCAAGAGTAATCCGGGCAATTAAGCCCGGTTTTGCATTTATTAAACAGGAACAACAGGCCACTCAACATCCGACGCTTTCGATACATCTAATTGCTTGAGAGCAACAACGTATTTCTTCAATTTAACTAACCGTGCTGTACCAGCATCATCAATAATGCCCAGCATCAAGTCAGTTTGCAGGGCAGTAAGTTCGTCCTGAACTAGCCAAATTCGGTGGCTTCGCTCCCGTTCAGCTTCGGCAACATGCATTTCTTGTAGCCAGGAGGGGTTTACCACGATAGCGTTTTTTGCTTTATTGAACTGCCACGCCTCAATAAAACGCTGGTCTGGCAGGTCTTCACGCAAGATTTTTAGCCAGGGCCCATCATGGGTGAATTCGTCTAAATATTGTTGTGCCGTGAAGTTAACCACAGACATTCCGCGCCCACTTGCATTCTCAAACACCACAACGTAGATGTTTTCATATACGCCATCTTCTGGCGCTTCTTGATTAATCAATGCTTCCAATGTTGTCATTTTTTTAGTCCTTATGGGCCAACGACGATGACATAAAATTCCGGCCAATCAATCCAGTTGTAACTTGTTCCACCATCATTTGAGTTCTGTACGCTGAATGAATTGGGTGTTCTATTCCAGATGTTTGCTGAGTGAGCATTCGTAGCACCGCTTTGTGAACCGCCATTAATCCCAACCGTCACGGCATATGAACCAACAGACGGAGACATAGTGAAGTTATAGCCGCCCACATTCGTTCGGGTAATGGCGGAAAAACCCACTGAACTAATAACGGTTCCGTCTCCTTGAACAGCCGCCCACGCTCTAACCCTGGAGCCAATATAGGTAGATAAATACCCTCCCCACACAGAGCCGTAAATATTGCCGTCACCAGCAATCCATGCCGTTCCATTGCCAGCATGAACAGACCCTAAAGATATAACTCCTGTTGCTGTCAATGTTTTGAGGATTGATACATCACTGGTATTTTTATTGATAACAAGAGAAGCGCCCCCTCCAGAAGTGACTAGGCGTGTATTCCCGCTTACATCAACATCAATAAATCCAACCTGTTTTCCGTCCTTATCAAATAAATCAATTTGCCCACCCTCAGTTGAGCCGGGCATTGGGTAGACTTCAAGATTTTTTACGCGCAGGTTGCCCGCTAAATGGATATCAAGATCTGTGGCGTCAACGTAAGGCAAGGTAATATCTTTAGTACCATCAAATTCTACACCACCAATTTCACGGGCTGTTTCCAACTTTGTTGCGGCTGCTGCGGTGCCGTCGATAGGTAATGAAGCATCAAGCACCGCTTTAACGGCCTTTGGGGTCGCGGCCAGGGTTTCACTGCTGCTACTAGTCGAGCTGCTTAACTGAACAATCCCTTTTTGGGTTAATGAAGCATTCTTGATGTCTGATACTCCATCACTAACCAGCTTTTGTATAGATAAAAGAACCTGGTTAAAAGCATCACTATCCGCTTCAATTTCAGCAGCAAACAAGATACTCATTAATTCACGCTGAATGGTATTAAACCACTCTGCCGGCAATATCGTCGGTGGTACGCCACCTGCAACATTGCCATCAGTAAACTCGCCATTATTGTTGGCACGAGTGTTAGGGATATCGCCAATTTTTTGCATAGGAAATCCTCGCCAATTAAGGCGCTTAAACAATGATTAAAGGGTTATTAACTCACTAACGTGTAACCAAATTTAATAATGGTATGAGATGGATTTAGCGCTGTTAGCCGACATTCGAGTTGTTTATTACCCCACGTTCTTAGTGGGTCACTACAATAGGTCAGGCCGCACTGAGCATAATTAATCGTGGTTTCTGGTGCAGTGATTAGCCAGGTAAAAGGCCAGTCTTCGCCATTCAACGCGTCACCGCAAACCGACATTCCCGCGCAGGCTTGTCGATATTGAGTGATAGTTATGGTGTATCCCAAAGCCGCCGCTATCTGGATAAAATAGGCAACAGACTGGCCGCCAATGCCAAATAGCTTGGATACCACCGCGCGCTGTCTTTGTATCAGGCTGTCAATTTCACCAATCGCACACAGATCGGGCAATCCAAGGGTGGCCTCCCATTCAGGCAGCATTGCGGTGGCGGTTGATGGGAAAGCCGCATCAAGCAGATCGCGGGCATCTTCATCACTGCGCTGATATGACCTCGCCAGCGCTCGTAGGGTGCTGGTCTGGACACCATCAAGTCGCCGTGGCCAAACCAACCCGCCCGGCATCAGTGCTTGAAGCGCTGCGGTATATTCATTAACAGAATAACGGCTCATAGGTAGGTCACCGTGCCCCGGACAGGTAATTTACCGGTTTCAAGCTGAATGTTCGTCGTCGGAGAGTCGAGAATAAAACCACTGGTTCCAGTGACATCACCGATGGCCATAAGCAATGAAGACAGCAGAATTTTACCGCCCGGCTCACCCTCAGTAAAAAATACTTCATCAATAGCCGCGTTTATTGCCGCGGTAGTTTCGCTATCTGCTGTAGAAATACCACTAATCACAAAGTTCACCGGTGCCGCTACCGGCGCACAAACGTAGATGATGGCAATTATGGGTTGTAAGGGGTAGATATGATCAGCAACTCGCCCCTGATCTCCGGTTGCTTTTACCGCGCCCCATTCTTCGAGCTGTGAAACACCATCAGTCCCGACCGGGAAACCGCCAGAATCATTGCCATCACACATGATATAGATACCAACTGTACCCACCCCCTGTAAGCGGCGTTTAACCCAACATCGAGTAATACCGGGTACTGACAATGCCCAGCCGCGATAATCGGTATCGTTGCCGCCTTGGGGGGTATTTTGGTAGGCCAGTAACATACGGGAACGAAAAGCATCTTCTGATTCTATATCAGCACCGCCAGATATCTTAACTGTTGCTGTGGCTACTGACAGAACGCCATCAATCGCTACATCTAATGTTAGGGACGTTCCGGCATCCGCATTCCCCGCCACACCACCGCCAGTTGTGTCATCTAATACACTGGGGAGAACTGCGGTGATTGAGCCGGTGGCAGTACCACCTACCCCCAGTGTTAACTCATTATCGAGACTGTACTGATAACCATCAGCCCGATTTAACAGGCTACCGGCGGCAATAACACGCCCGGCGGTCCCGCTAAACTCGACAGCAGAAGAAGTTGCAGGGTTCGCGGGTTTTCGAAACACATCTTTCAACGCGGCCCACGCGGCAAGATATTCATCGGTGGCATTATAAGGCGTGGATTGCAGCGCGATATAATCCAGATAACCATAATGTAAATGCGCCATTCCGGCATCAGCATCACTGATCACCCCGATATTGGAGAAACGCAGTAAGTTACCGCCCGTCTTGAGTTCTGATTGAATATAAGACAGGTTGCGCTGGCGCAGTTCGCTTAATGTGGGGCGATTAAATGGCATGTATTAGGTCTCCCATACCCATGAGAATTTAACTGAAGTCTGTGCTTTAGCCGGTTGTTGATAGTTGATGATCAGATTCAGTCGATTGGGGAACACTATCTGAGCGTTGGCACTTATTGCGGTCACGACACCATCATCACGTAGCCACGCAACGGCTTCGTTAGCATAGTCCTCGGCCTTTAGTGCAACTTTAGTGGTAAGTTTTTCGCGGCGAAGTAGCCACAGACGAGAGCCTATCGGATACTCTGATCCGGTGTCACCCCACCACCCGCGCCGATCGTCGCCGTCAATCGCGTCATCAACACGGGCCAACCGGTCCGTGAACAAGCTAATTAAAATAGCGGTTTCTAAATCATCACCATCCAGCAACCCACCGCCGCCTGTTTGCCAGTCTCCCAGCAATTTGTCCGGCTCCCAGACTGTTTTAATATCGGTTGTCATTCAACCACCTTACCCGTCACTTCACTGGTTAATGTCGAGCTACCACCCTGAACATTTTTAAGCTGGTGATCGTGGGTGTTATAGGCTTCACGCAGGGTTTTCAGTGTGGTGCTATTGCTGCCAGCGTTATCAATAATATCGCCGCTGACCTCCAGTAAAGGCGTATTTAGCCGCACTTTTTCCGAAGCATTAATCGTCACCTCAGTCGCATTATTGACCGTAACCGGCTGGCCATTGGCCTCAATAATAATGCCGTTTTCGGTTAACTTGATGTATTGCCCCCATTGCGAGTAAATCACCGTTTCACCCGTATTGAGTCCGGTATGACGAAAAGACTGATGATTTGAGCCAATAATGACTGCGCTTGACCTGTCGCCGCCTAAAAACCCGATAACCACATCCGCTCCAGCGGGAAGCCCTGATGAGAAACCAAATTCAGCCAGCCTCGGGGTATCACTACGAACTTCTAAAGGGGTTTGATATTGGACGGTCTGAACGGTGCCACCATCATTGCTGCCCGTCACTCGCCCCACCCCGATCATCATTTTTATTTGCCGGTATAACCTGGAGAGTTGCCCTGAGTCGCTCATGACTGGTTTAACTCCATAAGATTTGAATAAAACTGATAAGGTTGGACGGTAAAGGCTTCGGGGGGCATCAGGACCATTTGCGCGGCGGTGCCGTGATCGTCTTTGAGGTAGGTCACCTCCGATAGCAGCCAGAGCTCATCCCTTAAACCAAAGATAGGCAAATCAATCGGGATCAGGGTGTTTGGTTCCCATAACTTCCCGTCTTTATCGCGCCAGCTATCGACCGTTACCAGCAGCTCTTTAGAGCGCCCATAGCGGCGGTTCATTTCCCAGTCGATACACTGCTGGGCCAGTTTTAGCGCTTTCATGGTGCTTTCAACAATGATAATACGGTTGCGATAACGCATTTTGGCCGCTTCAGGGTCACGACTGCGGGCTAACGTCACCGCGCCATATCCGGCGTCCTGAACCTGCTCCTGAAGTTGGTTCACCGACATCGATACACCAATGTAGTCAGAAAAGCGCTGATCCATACCGGCGTTATACGCGGCATCTTCAATATTGATGCCCTGAGCGACACCGCTGGCCGCTTTGCGCGTCCCCACCCGAGTCAGATAGAGACTCCCATCGGGCAGGTCGTAATAGAGCAGCGCCGCCCAACGGGTGATCCGATCAATGATTTCCTGCGAGGATTCACCCCAGTTCAATGTAAATTGGGGAACAATATCCAAGTCGGTCACATCAGTCGTCACCGTAATGTCGTAAGGCATTGCTAATCGTTGGGCTATCTGTAGCGCAGTCGATTGGCTGATCACATTGTTTGGCCACTCTGCGGAGCAATCAACCAAGTCCTGGCACTTACTCCGTCCCGTCGCCCTCACTTCGCGGCGATTACGACTGATCATCGGTGCCCAGCGGTCGATATATCCGGTCAGCACCACATCATCACCCAAATTAACCACGCAAGGGTCGCCCGGATTGACCCACTGCTGGTTATCACTGCCCGGATAAAGATCCATCAAGGACAGGCTAAAATCGCTGGGTAAGCGCTCGATGCTGCGAGTGACACGGATATTATCCCAGCCCGTGATCAGCTTATTGCCAATGCGCAGCGTCAAATCATCGCTCATGAGTTCAACGCCTTAAACCGAGTGGGCATAAATGCCGGATGAACAGGATTAGCCATTTTCACTAACGCATCACCTCGCCGTGCATCCTGATAGAGTCGGTTGGCCAGATTAAGCGCAGGTAATGAGCGGTTAAAGCTAACCACTTCGACACGGGACAAATTCGCGCCAGTCTGCTGCAACAACGTGACAATAGACTCTCGCAACTCAATTAATGCCTGATACACCTCATCATTGCCTGTATCAGCCGCTGAAAGCGCGGCACCGTCTACCACATCACAGACCCGCGTCAATATATCGACTGCATCGTCATAGCTTTCCGGTTGATATTGCGACGCGGCAAACACCATCGCGCCCGCACACAACACAATAATGAGCTGATAACTGGCGGCGGCGGTATTGCTGTCGCCGGGATTGGGTCGAAAAGTGTCGTCATTAATTGTCGTTAACTCTTGCATCATGCGGATTAAATCAAGGGTACTGGCTCCACTGGCCAAGATGGCATTCACGACAGCAAGAACCGCATTGGCATGTGCTTCTACCGTTGCGGCCTCTGTCAAGGCATCGGTAGCAGCCGCGAGTGATGCCCGCCCCTCGACTGAAACAGCCATTCGTTGATCCACCAGCGCGGATAGGTCCGTTGTGTCGCTCTGTGTACTGACGGAGGCCGTGGCCCCTGATACGCTCCCCCCAACCGTGCCGTGATTAAAGCGGCCATAACGATCACGTCCAAGCATTGAGCGGAGCACATTACCCAGATTTGTTGCCTCGTTGGTTGTTGAATTCACCATATTGACCCAAAATGCTGCCGTACTTTTCAGCGTTCTGATAGTTTGAGTGACAGAACGGATCTCACCCCTGACCGTAGCAATAAAGGTGGAGACAGATTTGGAGGCTAGACCAAACCATGACGACTGAATAGACGAAACCGCATCTGCGGAACTGGTAATAGAAAATGCCCGTAAGCCAGATTCAATGATGGTCAGTGTAAATTCAAAAACACGCCCAGACTCGGCCCCTTCATTCAGACGAAGACCACTTTCGGGAATACTGACCGTCATTTCGCCCAGCGTTGGGTGTACTAATGTTCCCGTATCAGGCATTTCACAGGCCGCGATCAGAGAGTCGCGCTGGGTCATGACATCCGGCGCGGTATAAAGACCACTACTCTGAATAAGAAAACCACGGATAGTCAGGCGACGAGTGGCACGGCCTAAATCTTCAATCCACGCCGAATCTCGATAGGGATACTCATGAATAGCCTGGCGGCGACCAAACACCCCTTCCGCAGTCATAACTGCAAAGGGAACCCCACGGAAAGAGGCGGGATGCAGGTGTTCTGACCACTGCCAACTATCACCACCGGTACCTAATAAATCAGAAAGTGCATTGCTGATCAGTGACATTTACGCCCCCTGAAAATAAAAAACCCCGCCAGAAGCGAGGTTGATAGTTGTTCGTTATTACGCCGGGTAACTCATTGATGTTGATATTTTCGCTCCCTTTAGCGCGGTTATTTTCTGACGTTCTCCTGTTTTATCAGTAATTAACGTGATTTCAATTTCTGACTTATCGCCCCCCATATCTTGGGTGATCTCATTAATATCCCGGCGACTATTATTGGGTGGTGTCAAAATTGATGATGATGGATTGCCTGTGATATTTTCTTTTGAGGGGTCAGGCTCTTTAGGCGATAGAGATCGCCTCTGCGACAGCAAAATATTAGGATTACGTAACCCTTTCCAGCGGTCATCATTAATCGACGTGTTAATACCACTATCAATATCTTCAGGGCTATAAGGCTGATAGCCATTTTCATGGCCAATGATAGCCGTAACCAATTTTTTCAATACTTCAGGTGAGTGAAGATCTAACCGCTCATACGGGTTCGCCCCTGTCGCACCTGAAACCGCATTAATATAACCCTGCGTATTATTTTCTGTGTTTGGCGCGTAGGTATGCAAAATACCGGATAGTGTATTGTTTCCTCTATCACCATAGAGTTGCAGTTGCCGGGAAAGGGCTGCGATCCCCTCCTGAGGATTAGCAAACGTGGAAAAACCCCCATTTTTACCTGTAGCGTTAGGCGCTACTCTTAAATTACCCGGATTATTATTTCTGACACCTAACGCATCCTGTCCTGATTTTGGCGCGGCAGGCGCTAATAAGTAAGGCGTATGGATTGGAGCAGCAGCTTTACGCTGTTCGGACTCAAGCCGTTTTTTTCCTGTTCTTCCCAAGCAGGGCCATAATGTTCATTTAACTTTTGAGTAAAATCCTTGTCTGGATATCCTAACGTTAAGTAGGCTTTCTCTTTAAACGATAATGTATCTTTAAATTTATCGTCTACTCGCGCCCGATGAAGAATATCTTTCTGTTTATCTCCATGTGCAAACGAGTTTTCATCATCGTTCTCGCGCATCTTCATGTCGCGAAGTTGGGTTGCAGCACTTCCCTTGACCATATTTTCATCAGGTAAAAGTTTTTGCGCGGCCCATATTTTCCCTTTGGTCATCAACCCATCAATCGCAGCACTGGCCTCCTTTAACTGGGCATTCAGCTCAACCAGTTGCGCATTAAGTTTTGGATCAACCGTTAGGCCAAAACTATCCGATTTAGCCAGCAACTCTTTGTACCTGGCCCCCTCTCGCATTAATGCTAAAAGGGGAGCATTCAATCCTAAAGCATCTGCCAATGTTTTTTGAGTTTGTGGCGAAAGTTTAGGGAATATCTTGGCGACGTTATCCAGCGTCTTGTATACATCTGCTGTGCCATCTTTGAGCCGTTCAATGACAATCCCATTTTGAGCAAGCAACGCCTGAGTGGTGTCATTGCGTGCCCATAACGGATCATTAAACGTCTTGTAGAGACCCTCAACAGATTGACGAGCGGAGTCGCTATCAACCCCTAGTATCTGCATCGCACCGCTAACACGGCTAAAATTATCAACGGACATCCCGGCATTTTTGGCTGCAACATCAAGCGAATAAGCCGAATCAGCGGCAGCGCTTAACCCTTGCGCGGCTTTGACGCCAATATAGCCAACCGCACCCAGCGCACCAAATTTGAGTACCTTGTTACCAATTTCTCCCACCATTTTTAGCGGGGGCACCATATCACCCACAAACTGAACACCTTCACGCGCAAACTGGCCCATACCTTTTAAACGCGCGTTCAGGTCGTCAATACCCTCAACCGATTCTTGGCCACCTAATTTGAGTCCGTCACGGGTTTTATCCAAATCAGGTATGAGATTTTTAACCGCCTCCTCGATACGCTGTATGGAGGCCGACGCCTGATCTGTCGCGGTCAGTTCAAAATCAAATGCATTACCCATTTTTGCCTGCCTTAACCTTGTTAATTCTGACCGCCTGCTGATACCACCACTGCAATCGGCTATAGGTCAGGAGCCAGGCATCCATTGGCCCCCAACCATAGTAATAGGTCACATCCGCTAGTTCGTTACCCCACTCTCCGGCGGCGGGGAGTAGGCTAAAAAACCCATCATGTAGACCTCACAGGCTTTATAGTCGGTGAACGCCATTTTTTTGATGGCTTCACGCGGCACATTCGAGACCAGTGAAATGAGCAATCCCATCGCGCTGAGTGAGCCAGACTTGGCTTGTTCGTCATAGAACTGCTGAACCTGAATCAATACCGGTTCACTGAGTTCGATGGCCTCATAGGTGGTTTTAGTGGCTTCATGGCTGATGGCTTTAACGAGGGGGATTGTTTTAGTGCGTTCCAGTTCAGACATCTTAGTTCTCCGTCACCGAGACCGAGCCACCTTCCCAGCGAATATCAGCCGTTGCCTCGGTACTGTCCACTTCCTGAGTATTTACCGACCACATACCACTGCCGATAATCGTTTTGCCATTGGCCAGCTCACAGACAATATTGACATTAGTCTGATCATTTAAATCACTGATTGACGTGCCGCCACTGTCGCGGATTTGGCAGGAGATAAAGGGCGCGTTATAGGTCTCTTTATACCCATGCACCCCATCCATTCCCGTCAGTGTTTCCCGTTTGACTCTGGAGGGGCTGTATTTGAATTGCCCCGCCACCATGATGGTTAGGCCGTCAACCGTGACATACGCTGTCCCGGCGAGGCGATTGGATGTATCACCCATGATAATGAATCCTTATGCTGACGCCTGGAGGCGGAATTGATTAAGAACGGCGAAGATACGCAACTGATTGATCAGGACACCGGTCCACAGCACATCCACTCGGTTCGGGTTGCTGGCACTCTTTTCGACAATTAACCCCTTGGCAAAGCCTTTGGCATCCTGCACATAGCCGTTGAATTCCAGCGTCTGGTACTGTGCTATCAATTCTGCGCGGATCACGTTTGGGGTAATAATCGCCGAACCGGGGGCAAAACGGGTACCATCAGCGGCCAGTTTCATGCGGGCAAATTTTGACGTGACCTGAGTGCGTAAGAAGCGAGTGACAAACATCAGCAGGAATAAGGTTTCAATCTGCAAATAGCTGTCATCTTCCGCGCCATATTTGTTCTTTTGGTAGGTGGTAATGATATTTTCCACTTGAACCGTGCCATCGTCGGCAGTCGTGACCGTGGATATCCCGCTGTGCAGCAGGTTATTACGCTCGGTCAGGGTAAAGCGACTGGCAAGCGGCGGAGCCAATACGCCACTGATCGCCAGGGTTTGTAGCGGGCGGCCGGGGTCGTTACGCAGACTTTGCGCTATCGCGCCGACATAAGCCGCTGACCAGATGTAGCTTGGTGTTGGCGAGCCATTCACCCCCAACAGGGAAGCATGCTGATCATTACGCAATTCACCAGCAGCGGTCAGTTGGCCATAAGTCCCGGATTGGGCAGCGAAGCTATGTCCATAGAGTTGCTCGGCATAGCTCCAGCGACCAGTACTGTCTGACAGGAAGTCTTTGATTTTATTCAATGACGCGGTGTCAGTGTACGGGTTGATAATGAAATCAAAGGTTCGATCCTGCAAATTAGCCAGCGCATCATCCAGTTCAGGCGCACCCGCGCCACCCGCCATTGGCGTGAATGCCAGTACCAGGCTATCTGGCGTGGTTTCGCCGCCAGCGCTACCTAGGTAGTTCAACCGTAAATCAATAGTATTACCGTGGGCACCTTTGTTTTTGGCTGTGAGAGTAATCACCGCATCTACAGCCGCTGCCGTGACCGGTAGAGATGTAGTCGTATTGATTGCGGCCGTTAAAGCAGTGGCAACCGCAGCAACTTCATCCGTTGCCACGACCGCAACTTGTACGCGAATACCGGCGATATACAAAGAGATAACCCCGGTCGCGGATGCCTGGGTGGTAACGGTGATTTTACCGGTTGCAGCAACCATTACGGTGGCATCACTCAATGGCAAAATGTAGATTTCACCAGCAGTGTCATTAGCCAGATAAGCCGCCATCTGCCCATGCAACATTGAACCCGCACCACATTGACCCGCGACGGTGGCCACTGAGGAAACCAGTACCGGTATATTCTCCGGTAAAGTTCCATCAGTCAGCATCTGCCCTATAATTAGCGTTCGCTGCGTCGTCGTTGCCGTGTTCGCCTGTGAGTTATCAAATTCAGCGAAGAAAAGCGGTGTCCGAAGATTGCTCGGAATATGAGTAAAGGGAATAGTCATTATTTGGTTTTCTCCGCTTTGGTGGTTTCTGGCGCGGGTTTAACCTCTTTCGGTTGTTCGCGCGCCACATCACCGTCGTTTAAACGACGACGCCAAAATGAGTTATCGGGAACCTCTGTGCCAGATTCAGGCAAAAAGGTGCCTTTAACCGGGTCGCGTACAGTGCGACCGGCTACGGGTTTAACATGCATGGGATTTACTCCGAAAGGTCTATTGAAACCACAGGTTCGGTGGTGCCGTCTGGCATGGCCATAGTGATATCGATACCCAGCAGCGTATCACCCACGATGGGGTAGAAATCTTCCGGCCCTTGGTAATACTCGATATCCAGTTCCATCAATAATTGAGCCAGATGGCCTTCACCACCCGAGTCCAGATCAATGGTTGAACGCACTTTGGCAAATTGCTGTATCTGGCGAGTGAGGTCATAACTGTTTATCACCGCCCGCTCAATTTGTTCTCGCAGCCGCTCGAGCGCCAGCTCTGCTTTATTCGCCCCATCATTCTCACTTTCACCGTCAAGTTCCTGTAATCGGCCAGTAATGCGCACGGTGGTAATGGTGTTGAACTGCGGCGCATTGCGGCCTAATGACTGTTTTTCTTCTATCGGTGTCTGCACCAAAATAACCGGATACATCTCCTCGGTGGTTGGCCAGTCACGCGGAGAATAGATGCGGTTTTCTGCATCAGTTTTCCCGAGAATAGCGGCAACCACCAGTTGTCTGACTTGGGCTGTATTCATGTTTTTACCCGATTAAGAATGAGTTTGCTCCCGCCGTGGCTATCTGGCTGAACATCCGCCACGGCAAATAAGGTATTGACCGGTTCATTAGCCACCATGCCAATAAATACCCGGTCCCCCTGTTTCGGTGGAGAACGAAACTCACTGTCCCTTACCCCGAGAACGGGATTGGTGGTATTTATGGTGCTGCCATCATCCAGTGTATCGATGGTGGTGTAGGCCCGATCAAAGATACCGCTGATGGTATAAGTTGGCTTACCACCCGCGGGCCGGTAATCAACCGGGTCACCAAATACCGCGTGTAGGGGTGCCAGAAGATGCTGATCCCAGTTGATGCCCATCAACCACCCCGCTCTATCTTCACCCCATCATCGACAGTGATTGAGGGGCCAGAAATGCGCACCTCCTGTTGCCGTAACGCTTTCACATCAGCGACCACCCCCAAATCAATCAACCGACTGGTGTCGCTATGTGGCAGAAATAAACGGCTGTTCTCCGTATAAGTTTCCCCGCTATGGCGCAGGGTCTGGCCTTTTACGACAACGACCTCCATTTCGTCAGAGTCGTCAGCAGAATGATCACCTGCCACCTCATTATCAGCCGTTTTTTCCTGCATATCTGGCGTTTCAGCAGGCTCATTGGCAGTGGGTGTCACGTTTTGTACTTTCGGTTCAGGCTGTATTTCGCTGTTATCCGGCACAACAATCTGTTGCTGCTGAGTGTCAGCTTCGAACTCAGGCGGCAAGCCGCCCAGTTCGCTAATGCTGGCTTGCTGCTTACCCGGTGTTTTAGCCATATCACACCACCGTTGCACAGAGGGAGGCATTTACCCGGCTTGGAATGACCAGCGGAGCAGATTGCATCAACAGGTAACGCTGCGCGGGATCGGGCATAACCCATGACTTAGGTGCAAAAGCCAGAGGCCCATAATTAAATGCAGGGTCCAGAATGACACCAAAGGCACGAGTGCCCATCAAGTCAGCACCTGACATCAATACTGCACCATTGGGAATCATCGGCTTTTCAACGCCATCAACCGGGTCAATAAACCAGTCGTTATACAGCCACAGATCAAAGTTACCCCAGCGACCTTTATAAACCGCGCCCTTATTGACGCGCGGCCCCGCATCAACCTGATTACCAAACGGACTCAATGCCGGGAACGTGATGGCATTGTCTTTAATGGTGGTATCCAGCCGGAATGCTTTCCAGGAAGAAGTGGTAAATACCAAATCCGTGGCCACCGCACCTGACTCTTTTAACATCAAGGTTTGCCAGTCTTCAATATCATCTGATGGCTGGGTATTGGTTGCACCGGCAGCGACCGATAGAGGCCACTTATCTGACCCACTCAAGGTAATGGTCAGGTTACTGGAGCGACCAAAATCAATGACCGTGGTCGGGAACCCATCCCCCACCACTGTAATCTGAGATTTAGTCAGCGCACTGGCCGCCATCCATTCCAGACGACGGTTCAGCATGTCGATCTGGTCTTCCATTTCAAACTGCAGATTTATCATTTCACGTTCTGCGGCGGTATATTCCCCACCAATGCGCTCTCCCATCTGACGGCGGATCGGTTTACGCAAATCAGGGGCGCGTTTGTCTTTGATATAAGCCGGTTTGAACGTGTTGGTTTGATATTTGCGGCTCTCCACCAGCTTCCCTTCAACTAACGGGGAAACAAAAGGAGACATGCGACGTTTACCAATATCAACATCGATGGAAACCTCTTCGGTTTCATAGGTCACCACATTGGGAAAGAAGCGATCGAGTAACCAGTTCTGGCTTGTTTTCAGGTTGGGAACCAGACCCACCAGCACATTGGTATCGTAAATATTCATGGAGTATCTCTTTTAATTTGCTGGCAGCCAGCGCCGCCAGACAACGATTGAAGACGAGCAAACCCCTGCCAGATGAATGGCATTGGGTGCAAATTGAGAAAGTGAGGTTTAAACCGGTGCCTGGATACTGTCTTCGAGGAAGATTGAATACGAACGCAGAGCGGTTTTTAACTCGGCCAGCGTCCATGAAGCATCATGAACAACGCTGTTTTGATTAAACTGTCCCATCAGATAAACACCACCGCGCTGGGTGGCAGTTGTGGTATCCACGTTATCCACCAGGATGGCTACAGGTACCTCACTGCCATCGGTGGCGGTCTTAACCGACTTGACGTACTCACTTGATGCCGTAATTTTACCCATCACGGTACCGCGCATATGAATAAAATCCACCTGAGCAATAACGCCGGTATCTGTCACCAGTTGCAATGGCCCGGCAACCAGTTGGTCTGGAACAAACAAAGATGATCGCATTCCCGGCTGAAACGCATTTTGTCCGATGTTATCCATTATTTTTTACCTTTTGCTGAGTCATAGAGACTGGTCATTCTAGTGACCATTGATGCACCTTTTGATGCGGCACCGGCGTCCTGACCGGGTTGGGCATTGCCTACTGCCTGCATCCGTTCATCCAAAGAGCGTTTGCGCGGAGCGCTGGCAGATACCGGTGCTGTAGCGGTAGTGGAGGCAAGCACCCGGATCACGGCGGCGGAACTCATGCCAGAATTGAGTGCCAGAGAGACCGCTAAATCACCGCGCCCGGTAGCATGCTTACTACCGAAAATACGCGCACAGCGGTTACGCTCAGCACGACGCCCCTTTTTAACGTTGCGATCATCAGTATTATCATCACCGTCGTTTTCATCGCCCTCTTCTGCATCAGCATCATCGCTGTCGTCTTCGGCATCAGGATCTTTGTCCTGATCATCAGGATTATCGTTTGAGTCGTCATCGTTCTCTTCGGCATCAGGGTCTTGCTCATCCTCTTCAGCCTGACGTCCCTTGGCTTTTTTGGCCTTGTTCTTATCGTCTTCGGTCTCTTCTGTTGCTTTGGCTCCCAGGCCAAACAGGTGTGTAAAACCTTTAATTTTCGCCATTACTTTTCTCCAACCAATGTTAATAAATCGCGGAATGCGACATCAGGCGAGGCCACTTGATCAGCCAACCCCAGTTGCACACCATCAGCCGCTAAGAAACATGCGGCCTCGGTGTCCCTGATAGTTCTTTCAGCTATCCCGCGATTGCGGGAAACGGTACTCACGAACAAGCGGCCCATCTCGTCAACATCGGACTGAATGGCCTTTTTTGCCTCCTCGCTTAATGCCTCGTAAGGATTTGATTCAGCTTTTCTGCTACCAAAAGTGATTATCGTGACCTGTACTCCATCGCTTTTTATGCGCTGCGACCAGTCAACATGCATCACGATGACGCCGATAGAGCCAACCCCACCGGTGCGCGGGACGATAATCCGATCTGCGGCACTGGCCAGCGCATAAGCGGCTGAATAGGCATTTTCGGATAGGATGGCCCAAATAGGTTTAGCGCCACGGGCAGCATAAATTTCATCGACTAAATCAAAACAGCCAGCCACTTCACCGCCCGGTGAGTCGATATCAAAGCAAATACCCTTGACCGCATCATCATTGATTGCAGTCAGAAAGCTGGCGCGAATACCGTCATAGCCGGTCATGCCGCTGTAGGGTCGCAAGGTGCCTAACTTTTGCACCAGCGTGCCCTGAACCGGAATAACTGCAATCCCCTCGATAACGTCATAGCCACAATCACGGCCCTTGCGGGAAAAGAATTCATCCTCTTCGTCGCCCCAATCGGTATTGGACTGAATACGTGTCAGTCCAAACCGGTCAGTCAATGCCGCCATGACGACTTCAGCCTTGTGCGGATGAAGGGCCAGCGGGGTGTTAAATAGCCGCTGGGCTAAATGTGGAAGATTCACGGTACCTCCGGTTTTTGTTGTTGGTTGGCTGTAGGCTGATCGGGTGCAAAGGTTTCAGCTTGCAACCATGTAGGGATCGGCAATCCACGCTCAATGTATGCCTCACGTTCTCGCTGGCGCTGATCCAGCAATTCCTCCCAATCTTCACCGACGTTTTCAGCGGCTTCCATTTCGAGAGTAGATAGCCCCGCCTCCATACCGAGAATGGCCCCTTTCTTCTCCGCCACCGGATCAACCCAGCCACGGCCCGGCCCCATCCATTGAGCACGGCAATATGCCGCTTTCGCCGCGAGGAAATCAGGTGCGCCAGCAGGTAAAGGAACCTCACCTAAGTCATGCAGTTCTTCGATAAAGCACGACAAAATGGGCTGAGCGAAGCCATTCGCAAAATCATCACGGCGGCGGGTCAGGGTTTTCCACGCTTCCAGCATGGCGGATCGGGCTGAGCTGTAGTTAACATCAGACCAGTCTTGAGTCAGTTGCTGGGTAGATATTCCCAATGACGCCGCAACATTTCTCAGCGCGGCACTTTCAAAAGCGACAAAGTTACTAGTTGGTCGCACCGCATTAAGCGCGGTCATACTTTCACCGGGTGCCAGTATTGGAATACGGGCACCACCTTGTAATGACAGGCGTTTTTCGTCGTGATATTCCCGGCGCATTTTCTGATACTTAATCACGTCATCACCCGTATCAAGGGAGTCCGCAACCAGACCGGGGTCATAAGGCGACGTGATGAAAGCAGCGAAAATGGAGTTCAGGATTGATGACTGCAATTCCACTTCATCGTACTTAATCAGCATCTTCAGGCGCTGGACGATGGGAGTAAAAATACTGATACCACGATGCTGGGAGGCCCGATCGCTATCAAAGTCATGAATAACGATGGGACGGCCCCAGTCGGTTTCACGCTGGATGCGCTCCCAGGTCATGGTTTCTTTACCGCTCCACCAGTCACCGATATGAGCTTTGCGGATGTGATAAGCAATCGGCACGCCATCCTCATCAATTTCTATCCCGCCGCGAATATTCGGCATGTCGAATTTCTCTTGCGGATTGCTTAGCCGATCGGGATCAATGATTTGCATCGTCGTGGCATACTGCGCCCGTCCATAGCCAAGGCGGTCAGGGCGATATTGCATGACGCAGAGCGCATCACCGTCAGTCAGTTTGTGGCGGAATCCAAGGCGTAGCAGTTGAGCGACGGTTTTCTTTCTTTCTACATCACAATAACGGTTTGGATCATTAGCCCAAATTCGCCAGCCTGATTCAATGGCCCGTCCATATTCATCCGCCCATTTCGCGTCAAATTGAGGATTGCCAGTCATCAGCGCCAGAGTCCGATAATCGACTTTAGCCAACGGACGGAAAGACGCACCCACGGCATTATCCAAAATGCGGGTAACGCTGCCCGAGGCCCAACCATCATTGCGCACCATGTCACGAACACGGGCAACAACCTGATTACGGGAGGGATTAATTTCGTTGTCGGGTGACCATAGTGATGGTTGCCAGTTAGCCATAGTGTCACTGAATTGATCCGCAGCGTCATAGGGAACACCACTGGAGCCATTTAGCATTGATGCCCTTGATTGGGATGGCGGCAAAGGGCGACCGTCAGGACCTAAAATCCTTACTGGGTTTTTCATCAATAACGAAACCTTATCGCCCTACGGGGATGTTTAACGATGCCTAGCTGGGCCTGAAGCAGTTGAATTAACCCCATCAGTTGACCGATATCAGTCGGCTGATAGGTCACTGAGCGAGTACCATCCCCTTGCGCATAGGAGAAAGAAACGCCTTTCGCACCCGTTGATAATTCGATATAGGCTTGCTGCGCTCGGTTTAATGCTTCTTGTAATTGGGCACGACTCATCGCACCGGCCAGCAGGCTGGTGTTTGCATGGAACATAGAAATCCTTATGCCAATCGGCTGGCGATGCTTTTTGTGGTAGGGGGGTCAGCTTCCTGAATAATGGCCCCCGGCAGGCGCAGGCTGGTTTTTTCTTCTGATGCAAAGCGAGCAGGATGCAAAACTTTATCGGGTTCGGATTCAATCAGCATTGCACGGGTGTTTAATTTCAGGCCCAAATGGAACAAGCCCGCCAGTGCTGCATAGGCATAAACCCGGCAGTCCAGCGCTTCGTTAGCTTTGCCGTGAGGTAACTCCCATACGCTGTAACGCTGCCCCGCCGCCTCTTTCATCACCAACCGCTCAGCGGTTAACTGGCTGAAATAGCCCATATCCCGATCGGTTGAAAAATGCATATAACCGGGGCCGGGCTTATCCAGATGAAGACGGGAGCGGATAGAGTCTTTTGCCGAGTTCACCCCAATGATCACCGGACGGAATTGAGATCGGTTCTTTGAAGTCGGTCTTTTGTTAGGCCAGATCGGGGAACGCTTACCGCCAGTGGCTGATTCGCCCTTAATGGCCCATATCCGTCGAGCCAGACGTTCTTTGGCAAACTCATAGACCTTTTGTGTGTGGTTACCACCGGAGTCATGACAGGCCGCCATGATGGTAAAACCTCGACCATCCGCGCGTCGCCAGATTTGCTTTAGATAGGCATCAAGCCGAAGCCAGGGTTCTGCCGTTTCAAGGTCACCCTCGATAACGTCAAACGCTACCGACCAGCTCTCTTCATCCTTACCCCAGCCCACTACTTCAATTTCTAACCGGTCAGCCTGGGTATCAATGCCTGCGGTCAGGACGGCAACACCTTCTGGTATTTCAGCATCAAAGACTTCTCTTCGCGCCAGCAGTTCGTCTACTGGCAGACGTTTACCGTAGTTGGGTCGATGAGGCAGGCCCATCTGGGTATTCCACCAGGCTAGCTCCTTATCCGGATCACCCTTGGCTTTAAGGTATTTAGCAGCGATATCAGACGGTTTATCTTTCTGCCACGGGCTGAATAACTTGGAGGCCTGAAAACCGGCGTGGATATTATCGACCCCCAACTTACCGCAAGTGGGACAAACTGCCCGATGCACCGCGTGGCGCTCAGATTCAGACCAGCGCCATACAACACCCAGCGCCGTCTGATCATCAACATGCCAGGCTTGCTCATAAGCATTTAGCGGTATATGGCGCTGGTCGCAACATTCAAATGGCTTGGTCTGATGCCATTGGATGGTGCGTAGCGCTCTTAGCCGGTCACCCTCTGACCAGCCAGAACCACAGCTTTCACAGTGGATCATGGCTAACTTGGTATGGTGTTTGTCTCCCTCGGATGGCCAGTGCACATGCTTGAAGAAATCAGGAAATTGACGGTGGCCACAATGGGGACAGGCCATCGATGCCCGGCGCTGATCGGACTCTTCGTAGCTGGCCGCAATACGGCTCTCATCTTCAACGGTCGGAGAGCAGGCGCGAACAGATAACCAGTTGAGGCCAAAAGTCGCCGTGCGCTCTTCCGCCAGCGTGATCGGGTCACCTTCACGGGTGATGGGGTATTTATCCACCTCATCCGCCAGCAGCACACGGATCGGGCGACGAGCAAGGTTGTCTGGGCTACCGGCTCCCGCCAGTGCCAGAAACCCACCGGTAAAGGATTTGTATAGCAATGTCTCTTTTGAATTTTTCTGTTTGTTACCGCCCACCAACTGGCGAAGCGCCGGTGTCACCCTGACTAACGGGGTGATTCGTTCTTTCGAAAATTGCTCGGCCGCGTCTTCTTTGGGTTGCAATAACAGCATCGGGCAGGGATCGAGATGCGCAAAGTAACCAAACAGGTTTTCCAGCAATGCTGTTTTCATCAACTGGGTACAGCACATCACGGTGATGATATGCACCCCTGATTCCGTCGCCGCCAGCATCGGGCCGCGGGCAATCTCTACCGTGGTGGTTTCCCAATTACCCGATGTACTCCCCGCCTCTTTTGCCAGTTTACGGTAGCGGTCAGCCCAGTCCGGTACGCTAATGCGCGGGGGCGGTGTCCATCCCTTACGAACGCTGCGAAGTAACCGATCATGTTTGCTCTGCGTTAAACTCAGGTTCGCCGAGGCCAGAGATGTGTTTGTGGACATATGCTAATAACACCTCGGTCATTCTGTCGGCGGGAACATCCAAGTCAGCCGCCATCAAAGGAGCCACCCTTGACGGCCAGTTCATCCAGGCGTCGCGTTGTTCACGAAAAGCGCTAAACAAAATATCTTCTGCGGCCGTTAGCTCCACCAGCTGCCCGTCTTCTTTCTCAAACTCCAACTTGGTTAATAGCGCCAGATAATTCTCTTTTACTCTGCTGGCTTCTTCTCGTGTCCATTCGACACCATTGGCCAGCATGATCTCTTTGACGGCCGTATTAGTATTGTCATCAGTATCGGCAGCGGTAACTTTTACGGGCTTATTCTTGCTGGCGTTTTTAGTGCGCGGATCTTTGCTGTCGCGCAAAGTAGCCACAGCCTTATCACTTTCCGCAACGTTGACCAGATCACCATCAAGAACAATATATTTTCCAGCCTTTATCCAGCGGCTCACCGTCTTCCGATCTACGCCAGCATGTTTGGCGTAATCAATCTGCGTCATTGTACTCATGGTGAAAATTGCCTCTGTGGGGCATGGGACATTGCCGTGGGACATTTGCGTGGGACATTTTTTTGTGTCCCATCCTGAATGCCCCACACAGAAAAATAGCTAACGCCGCACAGCGCAAGGGCTAGCGGTTACAGTTGCATAACTATGCGCATGGGACATGGGACACAAAATGAAAAATTTATAGCTGGTAAAACTGCACGGCGCGCAATGCCCGTACATTACATAAGTCGCAGGAAGGACCCATTTTTTTCCAGATGATAATGGTTGTCATATAGGCTCATAATGATTCCGGTTTCACGCTATTGAACGTCTGTTGATTGAAGTTATAGATAGGGCCGTTGAGGTGTCCATCCATCCCAATTGTTCTATCGGGTTCCATCATGGCTGCTACTTCAGCGGCGGTAACACCCCCCTTAATCATGAAAGGTTTATCAATGACTTTACTTATCTCATCTAACATATGCAGCGCTTCATTGAGATAATCTTCTGTTCGCCTGACTGCGGTGTGAGTACGGCCAATTTGATTCGATGAGGCAGGACGGGTATCAGCAAAATCGCAACCTAATGAGGTGCCAGTAATACGATCAAGCAATGTGCCAATAGTCTGAGCCAGCTTTAAGGACAATTCTTCAGTGCGAATTGCCCGAGAATGTAAATCAGACAATTGGTCCGGCAAGCAATCAAGCGCCGTAAAAGCACTCCCTACTGCTTGGGCAATAGAAATGGCTCTTTGCTCCATTTCCTCTTCATTATATAAAATGGGGAAATTAGGACGTTGATAATCAAACTCTCGGGCTAATAGATCCTGTAGTGTTTTCTGATCAGTGTTTAAGTATGTAACCTGATGCGCTGTTTCATCTGTCCCGTGCGTAACCTGCACCCTTTTAATTGTGGTGTTATTCATTGTGATACCTCATCTATTTAGCCGTTTTGAGTGCCTGCTCGATTGCCAGACTTAATGCACCGGGCATTAAAGCCTGTGCCATTGCATTCGCCCGGTCGAAGTATCCCAGTGTTGGTTTAACCGCCAAAGCATCACCAAACTGAATCAGTAGCTTAGGTGCCCTCTGCTTCTGCCTGGCTCTATGCACCCCATTAGGCGAGCGCTTCTGACGCTTCTTAGCCTTTTTGCTCTTCTTGCCTTTCTTACGTTGGAAGAAACCATTAACGCCATTCACCTCCCCCACAAAGACATTCTCCTTAGCCTTGAGCTGCTGCGTTTTGTTACGGGCTAAGTTGCCGAACTTATTCAGCTTTATGTTTTTGGGGTTAAGCAGTGCTTGACCATTGAGCTTGTGCTGCCCGCCGAACTCGAACGGTTCGAGATAACTGGCAGCAATATCCCGCACAAACACTTTGGCCTGTAATCGGTCTTTGCGGGCACCAAACGAGCCAACAGAATTAACGGTGAAAGGGGTCGGATTATCCAGATTGCGCTGCATACCCACTTTCTGAGCGGTGGCAATCTGGCGTGCAACACTTGTTAAAGCCTGAGCTGCTGCAAAGGGGAGCTGTTTTTTTATCGACTGCAACTGATTGGATAAGTCTTTGAGAGTGGCCATATGCACACCTGTTTATTTACTCGAGTTCCTCGCCAACGTCAGCCGTAAGAAAAGTTAGAGCGATATACCTTTCACCTATTAAAAATCGAAATTCTAATGTTCGCAGAAAATGAATGCAGTCGCGTTTGGGTTGCAGACATGAGTACCACCGATAAGAGGCCGCAAAAGCCCCTCAGAAGAAAAATCCCTATTCCATATAGCTTCTACATGCTCATAGTCATCAATAATGATCGTGTAATTGGTAATGAGGCTTTGGTGATTAAGACCCGTTAACCACGCGCGTGGTATATCAAATCTTTCAATTAGCTCTTGTCGATGTGTGTCTGTTGCCATCAATACAGCATTAACTCCAGTATTCCGAAACCCTTTCAAAAGAGAAATTGCGGTTAACGTTCGCCCTGACCGTTCCAGCATCGAAATTTCTACAATCTGCATACGAATCCCTTAATTAATAATGAGAGGGTCTGAGAATTAACAATCGGCTTACGGCTTACGCGTGGCATTCTGCCGCCAGCTAATAACCTCATCCAGCCGCCCCTTGCAGATTCGCAGCTCACGTTTCAAAGCCAACGCATACAACCCGCTATCGCCCCACGTAGTACCGACAAACTCCGGTACTTCACATTCAGTTAATGCTGATTCTGGAGGTAACAATACGGGACAACTAGCTGGTGGACGTGAAGCCGCCTTATTCGCGCAGGATGTTAATGCTAGCGTCAGGCATGCGCTGAATAGCACACTTATCATCTGACGCTGCCGCCAGAAACCGCTTAAGCCGATCTTCACTTTCATTGCGTAGTTTCCTTTCGTTCTCTAGCTGGCGGGCGATGGCGGCGCGGTTAGTGGCATCATTCACCTGATAGACATCAATGATATTACCCAGCGAGACATTAGTAGCTCGCTCGTTCACCAGCTCTGCCTCCGTTTTATCCACCTTATTAGCCAAGTGATTACGATTGAGAAGCAGAAAAAGGAACGCGGTACCCATCAAAGCCACCAGCACCACACGCCATTTGCTCATAGCTGCAATTCCCGCTTAGCTAGCTCAAACCGCGCCTTACGGTCATTGATGCCGTTGTTACCGCCGTTGATCAGTTGAGTGACGCGCTGAATATCGTCAGCATATTGCCCACAATTGCGGGATTGCCAGAACCATGCGGCAGAGCGTGCAGCATTAATATCGCTCTGCAATTGGTCAGGGTTACTGATTAAGTCCAGTTTTAAGGCGGTACCACATGCCCGGTAGTTATCTAAACCGGTAATCTGAATCAGACCACGACCGCGATATTTCCATCCATCACCTGCAGCCTTATTACCCATGCGGCCCGAATAAACCAGATTGGCAATCGCTTGTTGCCGATTAAGCGGCACCACTGTTTCGCCCGGTTGCCTCCCCAACGCCGAAGCCTGACCCGCAGACAGGCGCTTGCCGAATGTCGCAATCAAACCGGTCACGCTGTAATTGAACGACTCCACCAGCAGCGTGAAACTGGCCGACTCATGGCCCACCTGAGCAATAAACATCGCCTGCTGTACTGGAGTGGTGATGTCAAACTCTTTCATTGCCAACGTCATTGGCTGAATCCAACGTGCAGCAAGCTCGGCGCTGATATTAGCCGCCATTCTGAATTGATAAGGGGTCATGGTTTATACCTGAGGTTTAGTGTCGTCAGTGCCGCCAATGCGGTTGCCAACAAAACGGAGCGCTAATGCCCGGATCTGCTCAACGCCGATGAAGCCAATTAACCCACCAATGGCTAAGGTCAGCTGTTGTGGTAGATCGAAGTATTCCAGAGCGCTTACCGCAGTTAGTGTTAACGCACCGCAAGTCAGCCCCTCTAAGAATGTTTTCTTCCATCCACCACCGGTATAGGCCACCCGTAAAGCGGCCATGACCACTGATAACAACACGCCACCCATAGGAACATCACCACGCCACCAGGCATTTAGGAGTTGAACCCAGTCAGCCCATGTATGCAATTCGTTATGCATTCTCATACCACCTCCCCAATGGGGAATATTATTCCCGGCATTGTCGGGTGTTAGAAAAAGAAAAAGGCCACGCAATAGCGCAGCCTTAATTCTGGTTAATTTTGACATATCATCAGTGTTGCTAATATGACGTAAGGCACATTAAAACAGTAAGCCAGCGATTAATATGGATAACAGAGGCGCACACACCTCTAATTTGTTATTTTTATTAATTAGTTAAAATGGAGATTTAATGAGCTTTTTACATACCAAAAAACACCTCGACAGAGGTGATACTGTTGCGGTTGAATGTTCACATCAAGTGAACGTGCTCGTTATGACCGATAATGACTTTAACAATTATAAGAATAACCGTGGATTCAACTATCACGGCGGATTCTTTAGCCACTTCCCAGCACATGTGACTGTTCCAAATACTGGTTCATGGAATATTGTTATCGCGCTACCTCCTGGTCGTAAGGCAAATATCAGCCACTCAATCAGAATTATTCCTGCATGATTGTTCGCCTTTAGCCTGAAGTAATGATTCCTCAAGGGCGGCGATGATCTTCTCTTGCGTCCCGTCCTTTAAATAACTATTGCTCGTCATGCCTTCCGGCGCTGCTGAGTTACGCATCCAGATGATCCGTCCATCTTTTATGCAATTGATTTCCATGTCTGACCTCTGCAAGTTATCTCATTAGTATTTAGCCCATCAGTGCAACCACTCATGCGGAGTAATATGTGTGGAGTTGATTGGGTGACTGATGAGCTAAAACGGAAAAGGCCCCGGCAGAAACCGAGGCTATGAACTCTGTAAATTATATAAGTGGATGCGATAATAAAATCGATTACCAGTACGATCGATGCTTCGAGTAAGCATAATGTCCAACCAAACCACCGATCACTGAAGCTATTACTTTTACCCAAAATGTTATGTACGTTTCATCCATTGTTTGAATATTAAGCCCTCCAATAGGGCCAAAAGTAGCCTCTTTACTAGGATAGATATCGAACAATCCATATCTCAGCATTTCAATTATTTCTGGCAACGCCCAAATCGCAACCACGACACAGAAAATTGCAAGAGGAACCCAATCAGCAAAATAAGAACTGGTTTCAGAGAAAAACTTTCTTATTGCGATGACAATCACACCAATAATACCAGTTTTTAATATTGCACTTAAAACAATACCAATGGTTTCAAACATGCTTGCTCTCAATCAAAAAAGTGAACCATAAATATAATTTAATAATTAAACCGAGGAAGTGATTTAAGACAAAAAAAGATATTTTGGTTGACTATGTGAGATAGAAACATCAATACAAGGAATTATTTGACTACATAGACTCAATTAACAGCGTGTCCCCTAACTCTCCGATGGCTTAGGATAGGCCTTAGGCTCAAATAATTTTGTATTGAGCCGCTTTCTAGCTCGTTTATTCAGAAACTTGATATAGCGGAACTGCGTGAATTTATGTGCTGTCGCCCGGTGAATATTGGCCTGCAGATGTAAACCACGCGCACCCGCTTTGCTGGCCTTAGTGGTTAAAGCAATCTTGTGGTACCACTCGCCATCTAATTCGTAGAACGTGCTTTGATGGCTACCCACATAATCAAAATTGCTAGCCTGATACACCACACCGAAACGCCCGCACCGCTCATCAGCGAACGTCTGCACCCACTCAACACCGGGATGAAGCAATTTGATGGTTTTGAGCGCGTAACTGATCGCCCGTGATTCGGTATTCGTCAGCATGTCGTCATGCACCCACAGGCGGTTTAATTCCATGTATTGCCGGTTGCCAGTTCCCTCTACCACCCGCCCACCACTGCTCGGGTTCATTGCATAGCCCCATTGCATGACACCAACCAGATCACGACCGGAAAAAATACCCAGGTGCAAATATGAGTTGTTTACTATGCGTTTGCTGTAATGAAAGTTGATGATAACCAGACGGGCCAACCAGACAGGGATTGTAGCGACATGCAGATCTGAACATCCGTACCCCACCGTTACACCGTCATAAATCACCGGTTCAGGCTTACCCACGGCGCGGGATGCGTTTTTGTAACTTAACTTTTTCATGGTCATATATACAGTATTCCGTTAGGATACCACCGCTGACGTTAGCAGGGTGGGCCTTGGTTATACTCATGACCGGAAACCTGGGTGTAATGGCCTCTGCATGGTGCAAACATGCCGAGGTCGCCCATTTCTAACGAGCACTAAAAAGATAGCCGCTTGACTCAAAAGGTCAGGCGGTTTTTTATTGGAGCGGTGGGCCGGAATCGAACCGGCGTCATTAGCTTGGAAGGCTAAGGTTGGGCCACTCAACTACCCCCGCATAAATGCAAAAAGGCCCACCGAAGTGATCCTTAAAAGTCGTACGATAATATTTTCAGATACCTACATTCGGCTGAGCACTGTTTCACAACAATCGGATTAACCAATCCAGTACCCATGCAAATGTAAAAATTAAAAAGCTACGCAACAGCGCAGCCTCTAAAATATGCCGGGGAATAATCACGCCCGGCGCGTGTTTCCAGCTGCCACCACAACCGCTAGGAAATATTTACTGTTCTGGTATTCTTTGAATAACCACAACCGATAATAGGAAATTATTTATGCGCCAAAAGGTACATACTCAAGATCATGCTCCGCAGAATGCTAGGCCAAGACCACAGCCGAAACCTTCTCCGAAATAAGGAAGCCCGTAATGAACCGCTTTGATATCATTTTTGATATGCATTACTCTCATCATCTTGAGCTTATGCACGCAACATTGATGGGGCGAATTGATAAGTTATTATCGATTCTGCTGTTGGTGCTGGGCGGTTCTGCGTTTGCGCAATTTGGTAGCTTGTTTATCTTCGGTGCGGCGGTAGCTTTAGTATCTGCTTTCCAATTTGTATGCCAGCCAGGTAATGAATCAGGCCGCTCGCTTGAACATGCTAGAAAATACCTTCAGCTAATAACGATTGAACCAACACTGACCGATGAGGAATTATTTAAACGCTTCATCGAAGCCCAGTCTCTGGATAATCTTCCTTGGGGAACGTTAAAAAATGCTGCATATAAAAGAGCAGCAATAAAACTCAATCTCATAGATGAAACACCGCCACTAACTTTCATAGAAAGATGTGTAGCTAGAATGGCTGGAGACTTACCAAGGAGCCCTATTAAAAATGACCGATCCAGTATTCATCCCGAATCACGCCCCTAACAGCCCAAGACCAATGCCAAAACCCACCCCAAAGAAAACTAAGTAGTGTGTCTCACCCCGCTGATTTTGGCGGGTATTAGATTTAACCACTTCACTATATTCCGCTGGTTGTACATAAGGGATTATCACACATGTAAAAAAGCCCCGCGATATGCGAGGCCTTAATTATTTAAAGTGAGGCTTATATACAAGTACCCCACTATTTATGGAAATTACGCCAAGTTCGGACAAAATGCAAGTTAATAATCAAACTTTGTCGCCAATAATACCAATCATGCCGCTATCGTGTGATTTTTTGAAACTCATCCTCCGCATAACTCTCTTCAATGTCGCATTTAGCCACCAGCGACTCATAGAATGGCTTCCAATTACGCCGCCATGTTCTTTCATTGAGTTCAGGAAGCAGCGCTGTAATCGCTCTGTAAGCTGTCGTTGAGGGTGTCCGTTTGTAGCCAATTCCAGAACAGCGCTCACACTCTTTCTCTACTGGTGCGCCAAGCTGTTTGGATCTCTCAAGGTCGCGCACTTTACCGGTACCATTACAGCGGCAACGATGGGAAATTTTGCCCTTTCCGTTACAGGAATTGCATAATTCGCCCACTTGCTCTTCTTTAACCCATGCATCTGTCTCACCACACCCTGAGTGTTTAACCACTTTGCGGGTGCTGTAAATTAATCCCTTTCCCTTGCAGTGCTTGCATGGGCTGGTTGCCGCCGCTGAACTGCTGTATTCCTCGTAGGCAAATTTAGCCAGAATTACCATGCATTGAGCCATTCGGCGGCCCGATGCTTTACCGACATGTTTCGGGGCATTCTTTATGGCGAATTGGGTCAGTTGTTCAACGGTTCTGATCCGGTCTTCTTTGCTAATGCCAACCTTACCCAAATATGCAGCCATTCCGAAACCTGCCCGAGCCTCAACCATTCCTATTGCTGCGGCTAGATCAGGCCCCTTGAGCGAATCAGAAGAGGTTGCGCGGGGCGAATCCGTAATCATCTGACTTTTGGCGCTGAACTGCTTCATTGCTGATTCTAATTTCACTTTGCCGCCCTCTTCTTTAAATTTTGTGCCTGCCTGAATAACTACGGGTCTTTTGTTCCGGTTGCTGTTGGCTGCGCCGTGCCGCTTCTTCCTGATCAATTGACATAAAATGTCCGTAACGGAATTGACGGTATATTGTCCCCAATGGCCCGTTGCGGTTTTTGGTCAGGTTGATTTCTGCAATACCTTTGGCGAGGCTGTTCTCGTCATAAAGTTCGTCGCGATATAACATCATGATCAAATCAGCATCAGCCTCAATGCTGCCTGAGTCTTTTAAATCGGCATTCACGGGACGCTTGTTCATTCGCTGTTCCACGCCTCGGGATAACTGGCTTAATGCTATTACCGGGGTTTTATTGCGCTTGGCTAATGCCTTTAGACCGCTGGACACTTCCCCCACTGCGATATCGTGGCGCTGGCGCTCGTTAACGGATATCAATCCAAGATAATCAACAAAGACAGCAGCCAACTCAGGGTGCTTGCGCTTATGAGCTATTGCTGATTGCTTGATTTGTTCGACCGTTAACTCACTGGCGTCAATAATCCAAATGGGGCGACCAGTCATTCGACCAATACCGGCTGATATTCTGGCCCAGTCTTCATCTTCCAATTGTTCGGGTGATTTGAGTTTTGATGTGGATAGACCACCAGCTCCGGCAACTTGTCGTTCTGCTATCTGGATCGCCGCCATTTCCATACTGAACAGCAGCACACCACCGCCTTTCTCGGTAATTTTATCAATCAAATTGAGCGCAAATTCTGTTTTACCTACCGATGGCCTAGCCGCAATCAGTATTAAATCCGTCAGATCAAACCCGCCGGTTAAAGCATCTAACTCATCAACGCCAGTCAGTAACGTGCGCCCTTCCCCTGTACCTGACATCCTCTCTTCAAGTCGGCTATACACTCCCGCCAGCAGATCATCAATATGCACGGCCACCAGCTCGCCGGTGTCCAATTTCATGTTCTGGAGGCTTTCAAGTAATCCAGCAATCGCGGACATGGATTCATCGCCAGTGCGAGCGCTACCCAAGGCGGTAATAGCGTCAGCGACTACACTCTCCGCGCTGCGAATGAAATGATTTTTCACCACCAGCGAGGCGTACTGCTCCAGATTAGCGATCGCCCATGAGAGTTTTACCGATGCGGACATTATCGCCTGGTACTCCCCCCCTAACGCCTCACCGACCAGCACTGGATCAATCACATTTTTACTCAATGCTTGTCGCATAATTTCACGATAAATATCGCGATATCGCCGGGTACCAAAAGCCTCCACCGGCAACGTAGAAAACACGTCAAACGTTTGAGGGTAGGCATCCAGATCTCGTAACAACAGCGCCCCAATCACCGCGCCTTCAATTTCTTCATGTGTCATACCGCGGCTTCCTTGCGGAAACTATCCCAATTAAATACCAGAGTACGCCCCACCCCCCTCACTCATCCGGTCAACGATCCGCTCTCCGATTACGTCGCTAAGTTCACTCACGGTTAAGTTGCTAATCAGAATGGTTGGTCTGAAATTCTCATATCGGGTATTGATGATTTCGAACAGAATCAGCTTTTCCGCTTCGCTGCCAAACTGAACGCCCACCTCATCGATAATCAGCAAATCCAAGGTGCTGTACAGGTGATAAATATCATCTTCGGTGTTTTCTGCGTCTTTCTGCCATGTGCGTTTGATGGCGCGGGTAATGCGCATCACGGAGGTCAGCAAAACACTATCCTGGTGCTCAGCGATAATCTGCCTGGTCATAGCAACCGCCAGATGGTTCTTACCTGTTCCGCACGAACCACAAAGCAGCAAACTGGTACCTGATTCTTTCACCTGTGGCCAGTGCGTAGCATAGCTCTTGCAAACCTCAAGGTTGCTGGCAGCTTTCTCGTTGACGGGCTGATAGTTATCAAAATTACAATGCTCAAACCGTGGGCTGATATGCGCCTCAGCGGTCAGTCGCTTGATCCGCATATCTTGGATTTGCCCGCCCACCTGATTAATTTCATCCGAAATACAGTCAGGGCAACGAGAGCGGCGCTCAACAACGCGATCTGAAAACTGGCAGGTCAGTCCAATACTGGTGTAATTACCGTGTGTAGGACAATTTTGGGTTTCATCAAAACTTCTGGTGAAGTGGCGATCCTCAATGGCGATAATGCCAGAGGAAAAACTCAGCTCTGCTTCAAGGTCACGGGCTTTGCTGTTCAGTTCCCGCATGGATTGCTCCCAGAGCGTAGGCATGCCGTTGATCATTTGTTAAACCTCTCCATGAATGGGGCTGTGGTAGTGCCATAATTGCGATTGGCGAAGCCGGTGTGCGTGCTTGGTTTTTGGTTGCTGGCTGCTTGCGGAGACATTGCTGACCAGAGATTTTCATACTCACAGCCGGGGCCAAAGAAGCGCGTGGCTTGCATGACATATGCGGTGTTAGTCTGGCCTTTGGCTTGGCAGAATTTGGCGTAACGCTCTACCCCTGCCAATAAAACCTCACTGGTTACCCCCGCTTTGCGTCGGGCATTCCAGCACTTGAATGCGGCGGGTTTAGAATTGCTCCCCTCGCGTTTTGGGTAGTTAGCCCACGCTGTTTCGAATTCTGCTGAATAATCGTTTTTAATTCGCTTAGCAGGGGCATCATCGCCAGATGGTGCAAGTGTGTTTGTAGTCTCTGTAGTAGTCTCTGTGTAATCTACTGTATGAATGGATGCGGGATTTCCACTAGCCGGTACGCTGGTTTGCCCCATACCTGCCTGTTGGTTTTCCCCATCGCTGTATGTGGAATTTCCGCATCCTTGGATGTGACTATCCATCACGCTGGGTTGGGTGTCTGTTTCTAATAACAATCTCTGCAATAACTCATGGTTAAGCCGAAAAAACAGTTTTGCCGGGATACCTTGTTTGGATTCTTCAAGCACACCAATATCACGTAATTTTCTACGTGCCCCCTCTTGCTCATAACGTGTTAAACCCGTTTCTTCCTCCAGTTGAGATTGTGTTTTGTAAAACCACTGACCAATAGTGATTCGGTTGTGCCAATAAACCATTTGCGAAAGCAATACAGCGCCGGTGATACCCACCCCCAAACGAACAAATGAACGCTGATAGGCTATTGGGCGATCCAGTAAATTCAATAGCTGGCTCATAAACCTACCCTCTGGACGGATACTTTAGGAGTCATGGATTAGTCCCCATAAATATCTGGGCGTAATTGCTCTTTCGTTACCGCGCCGCTGGTGGCAACTTCAATTCTTTTCGCTAATGCCGGAGACGCTTTACGGTGCCCATAAGCAATCAAATTTAGGTAACCAGGAGAGGTGCATGATAGGTCTGCCAGTCTCTGCCACTCTTCAACTGAAGACACTTTTCGCCAACCAAGTAAGTCATGACTCATAATAAAACCCTATGACAAAATGATAAATCAAAGTTTATCTTTACGATAAATTAATAACAAGGTAAATTTATCATTCTGGGTATTTATCATTTTGCTAACAGATGGGATTATGTACGAATGGAAACTAAAGACTTTAGACGCAATAATTTGCGCGCTCTCATGGGTAGCTTCATCCAAGAGGGTAAAACAAAAGCTCAATTTGCTGACGCGATAGGACTGCCCGCATCTCAACTGAGCCAGTTGGTTAGCAATAACGCAACTCGTAACGTAGGCGACATCATAGCGAGGCGTGTTGAGTCTAATCTTGGGCTAACTAAAGGTTGGATGGACGTGCCCCATGACCACTCTCAACAAATTCCATCTAATATAAATTCTGGTGAAAGCACGGCAGGAACTCGTTTTAACTTGCAAAACCTCGGTAAAAACTATACTGATCATCCATACAGGTTGGAGTTGTTGGATACACTGCATAGTTGCGGGGGTGGGAGAGTGAACGGAGATTATCCTGAAATAATTCAGTCAATAGAGATTGACCCTGAATATGCGAAGCGCATGTTTGGATCTCGCCCCGCCAACTCACTCAAGCTAACAACCGCCTATGGTGACAGCATGTTGGGGACAATTGATCCAGGGGAGCTAGTTGTTATCGATATTACAGTCAAAACGTTCAGGAGTGATGGTATTTATGCCTTCACCTATGGGGAAGGCTCCCACATAAAGCGTTTACAAATGCTGAAAGATAAGATTGCAGTTATCAGTGATAATAGCGCCTATGAGCGGTGGGAGATAAATTCTGAGAATGAGGAAGATTTTCACATTGAGGGGTTTATTGTGGGCAAGTGGCAGATGGCATACTCCAGACTCGGATAATTAAATACTGATATTTATCAAACTGACCAGCCTTGTGCTGGTTTTTTTTCGTCCAAATCTTAAAGGTAAAGTTATTTATCTTTAAATATCATTATTTTATCTTAAAATGACATTTTTTCTGTGAATTATTTATCATTTTGCTATTTACCAAAGTTTATCTTTGAGATAAATTAACTCCATCGAAAGCCAAGCGGGGTTAATCATGGAAAATCAAACAACACTACTTTTGAAAAAAATAACCAATGAGTCAGCCGATATATTCTCTCTAATTGGTTTAATACTTGAGCGAATGGATTTGGATGATGGAGTTGACAAAAAATACGTTGACTCAATATCAGCAGTAAAAACCTTGGCCCATAAATTAAATGCAGATCTAGATCTTCTTTCATAATGATGAAAACGGAAAAGCTAAATCATGAGCAATTTAACTAGCGAAATAGAAAAAGCAAAAATAATGGCTAAACAATCAGAGGTTTTATTAAGAGCTTCTTATGATCCTGAAAGCAAAGAGGATGGTGATGTTCTTTCTTATTTGGCTTTTACCCAAATTATTGAGCTTCATACCTATCTTGCTAAGTTACTTAATACTGCTAAGGCTAAACCATGAATAACTTATCTAATCGCATTAGTTCGGCTCTGGTAATGACGCCAATCGAATACCAGAGCCTGGCCTTAAATAATACCTACGATGGTCTTTATAAGGTTGAAATGAATTCTAACTTAACGATATTTATCTTTGCAACTATTAAACGTTCTGACATTAAAGCTAAGCCAGCAATGATGCGTATAACTGCCAACAACTATAAAGAAGCCCGGCAACAATTAATTCGCGATTACGTTATTTCATTTGCCGGTCGCATTCCAAGTCAGGGAGTATGCAATGCTTAAAAAATACCGTGTTGAATTTAGCGCAATAGACACTGCTGGTAGCCTACTCAAGCTGTCATGGTGTGGTGAATCTGAAAGCCTTGATAAAGCATCCGCTCTTGTTCTCTTAAGTTCAACTGAGCGCCGATTAAGCAACATTCAGATCACCAGTATAATGCAACTGCTTGATGAAGATGATATCTACCCACCTTCATACAAAGAAACTCAGAACCTGATCGCTGAACTAATGGGCAGCAGTGGTAAATCAATTCCTGACACCAGTGAAAACGTATCCCGCACTCGGCTACTTCGCGTTAAAGAAGGTCTGCTTCATTTGTTGACCGTTGTTATTCCTCTGATTGAGAACGATCAGCAACGACTACAGGTGTATTGGTGGACTGAGGCTGTACACAACATTGTACGGTTTGAAGAGCATGACGCGAACAAAGATCAGAGGCTGAATCATGAATAGTTTAATCCCCATACAGAGAACCCGGCGCACTTATGACCTTAATCTATTTACCCCAGTCGAGAATAATAGATTCATAGCAGTAATGCCCGACGACACAATGACAGGTGAAATTGAGTGTCGCGATAAAGTCATTATCGATACAACACCAATACGTTATTTTGAAGATGGAATTTTCGCTTTTTTTCTTGACGGTATTTTCATGATTAAGCGGCTCCAGTTCATCCGTAATAATGTCTGGGTTTTACCATCAAATAAATTTTACGAAAGTTTCGAAATCGCAAGTAATGACCTCATAGAACTGATGATTATAGGTCGTGTTATTTACAGCCAAGAAATCAGGAGTCACTAAAAGATGAAAATTGAAAAGGTTGACCCAGCCAGATTTGAAGAGTGGGAATTAGATTTAATTGATGATGGCGGTATCGAGTTTGCATTCCAATTAAGACCAGAGCCTGTTTATTTCGTTATGCGTCATGGTCGCCGTAAAAAATGTTTTAGCCGCACTGCTGCGATAAATAACTTAGCTCACTTCATGACGCAAAAAGTATTCAATCATTTAAAGAAAGCATCTAGCCGACCAGATGAAAAAGTAATTATAGATGAAGCCACTGGCGCTACTGCATGGAAAAAAGGTGAAACACTCCCCGTTTATTGGGATTGTCATTCTCGCGCAGTTAGACGTATTCGCCGCTTGTTAGCTAAGCAAAGCGAAATTCTTAAATGGCAAAAGAAATATGATGAATGGTCAAGCCAGCATATTGAGCTGATGAAAACTAAACCTTATTAACTTAATTCGTCGCTAAACAAAATATTAACTATGGCCTTCGGGTTAGGACTCCCCACACCTAAAGGCCAAAAAATAAGGTAATTCGCTGCTGTACCGTACATCCGCCTTGGCCGTACAGCAGCGTAAGGCTTGAATTTTACCGGGCCAAAACCGTGACGAAACATCAGGTAAGGCAAGGCCAGCAGGCGGGCATTAAACATCGGGAATCTGCTGTACGGCCAAGGCGGATGTACGGTACAGCAGCCTTTAGCTGATTTTTTTATTACGCAGGTGCTGCCTGTTTTCCGCTGCAATGAGTCCCTGCTGTACCGTACATCCGCCTTGGCCGTACAGCAGTGAATTAATTGGCAGATATCGCAGCCGACTGGTCGCCGCAAAACTGGACTCATTGCAGCGGAAAACAGGCAGCACCTGCGTAATAAAAAAATCAGCTAAAGGGAAAATCACCTCAGTTCAATTAACCACTGAAGTATTAACCCGCGCGCTGGAGCAATTCGAATTAGTGGCAATAGAGGGGCAAGGGAAAGCAGCACACACCAACGTTCTGGCCCTCTATCAATCCTGCCTAAAGAAAATGGGCGGCATGTCTTCTATGGGGCATGCATTCATGGATGACCTGATAGAAGAGTCCATTGGTGCATCCGACAAGCCAGCCACCAGCGAGGGCAAATAATGTTTATTCCAACCGATATTCTTCGCGCTGCCCTGCTCTGTGTTGCTGGAGAAAAAGGAACTCGCGAATACCTGAAAGGGGTGTATATCACCCCAACCCATATCAAAGCTACTGATGGCAGTGCGCTGGTGATGATGGAGCATGGCTGTGAAGCCGGTAATGATATTGATGGCGTATTTATCTTTGATGGTGACATTCCCGACTCTGCCGCTGATGCCGAATTAACTGCGATTATCGCAGACGGCAACAACTGGTATGCAGTCCATTACGATGAAAACGAGAAGCCAATTTGTTCAAACATGCTGGAACTACTCGATTGCCAATATCCAGATTTCAGCAGGGTGCTACCGCCAGAGCCTGAACCATGCGACGAATTCCCGATGTTTAATGCCCGACTGCTGGCCTTGCCTTACCTGATGTTTCGTCACGGTTTTGGCCCGGTAAAATTCAAGCCTTACGGTAAAGGAGCTCCGTGTCAGCTGCTACTCGACCCAGCCACTAATCACCTGTATGGAAATCCATTCCTGGTGATTATGCCAATGCATGATAACGCCTTTGAAATCTGCCAGGGGGTGCTCGATGAAATTTGAATATCAAGACAGCGGCGCGGTGGCCTGTATCACAATCACCAGCACGATATTTGAGTTTCGCAAGCATAACCGCGTGGTTGATACGACGCTGTTTCTGGCAGATGTCAGCCCACACAGAACGGGCTCATTCTTTATGAAAACCGTGCTTTCGGGTCGCTCTGTGGAGGTGCTCAGGGCTTACAAGGTTGTTGTTCGGGAGGCTTCGCGATGAATATTATCACTAAAAACTTTCGCTTGAATGCGCTGGCTAACCAGTATTCAGCAGCAATATATGACTATGTGAAGCAACAGAACGGCGGTGATTTCTTCATGGTGGATACTGGTAGCTTCCCTTTGCGTATTGAGATTGCAGGCGGCGTCTCAGGTGTTCGCGGCCTGATCGATGCCTACTGTCTGGAAGCCTTAAAGCTGAATTACCCTCAATGGGAAAAAGTCGCAATCGAATTACTGACTAAATGCCTGGATGGTAACAACCTGACGCAAGACGGTCGTGAGATATGGGAAAGCATGACATCTGATATGGGTTCGACTGTAGCGGGAGGTGCGCAATGAGCGACAGCATTTTCCAACTGGCCAATATCATCAAGGCAGCTGGCAGTGATCCGGGTGATATCACAACCGCTATCTGGGCCGCCCACTACCGGAAGCCAGAGCGCAACGCTGATGAGATTACCGAGTTGTCACTCAGAATTATTTCTAATCACTGCATTGGATTAATTCGCTCAGACCTCTGGCCGGAAACATTAGATCAGGTGCTTCAGTTCGAACTTAACCAGGTGGTTGAGGAATATCACTGGGAGAATACTCAACCAGCCAGCATTGCTAAAGCAGTATTGGCAGCCGGTTACCGCCTGAATAAAAGCATTGCCATACAGGAAGCCACAGAAAGAGATATAGCGGTCGATGAAATGCACGTGATGTATGTCAATGCGCCAGATACCACCAGCGTTCGACAGTACCTTGAAATTCTATATGACGCCGGATACCGCAAGGTAGGCACCAACGGCTATACGTCCGAGTGTTCAGCTACGTTTTACCCTACAGATAAGCAAGGCGGCTAATTATGATCACATGTGAATTATTAACAATTGAACGGGTAGAAAAGGCTGTAGGGTACGACCGCACAACCATATACCTGCGCATCAAAGAAGGGACATTCCCAAAGCCAGTTAAAGACGGGCGAAACTCTCGCTGGCCCTCAACTGTGATTCAGGAATGGATTGATAACCTTATTGTGGAGAACCAGAAGCAAGCAGGCCAGTAACCCACTGGCCCCACTCCTCCATTAACTGCCGTCTCTCTGGCATGTACTCGGCGTGATTGTATGCGGCTGACACACGGTTTTTTTCAACGTGTGCTAGCTGCCGCTCGATAACTTCATGCCGATATCCCATTTCATGCAACCTGGTTGAAGCTGTAGCGCGGAAATCGTGAGTTGTTATCACCTTTCGACCATACCCCATGTGCGCAATGGCCCAGTTTAAAGTCGAAGCCCCCATAAAGGTATCTAGCCTTGTATTTGGGAAAAGCCAACGCCGTTTACCTGTTAGCTCTTTTAGCTCACTTAGCAATGAAAGCACAGGGGCAGATAATGGTACTCTATGCGCGCGGTTCATTTTCATTAACTCCGCAGGAATAACCCACTCCGCATTATCAAAATCGATGTGTGACCACTCAGCAGAACGCAATTCAACTTGGCGCACAAACACCAAAGGCAACATCTTTAGCGCAATAATGGTCGCTCGATTGCCAACATAGCTGTCCAGACGCAGATAATAATCACGCAGTTCATCTCCAGTCAGTGATCTGGAGTGAACAACTTTGGGGGTAATAATTGCCCCTTTAAGCGCGGCGGCCGGATCAGAATCAGCACGCAGCGTGGCAACTCCATAACAAAAAATAGCAGAGCACCACTGGCGGGTTTTGACGGCAACAGAGATCGCTCCGCGGCCTTCTAATTCTCTGATTATTTTTAATATATGCGAGGCGTTAATTTCGCGCATCGACATGCCGCCAATAGCCGGAAAGATATCATTATCCATGAAAGCTATTATTTGATTTTGGGTATTAACTGACCAGTTATCCCACTTTTTAGCCATCCACTCTCTGGCCACTATTTCGAATGTATTAGCGCTTTCAGCCTTCGCGATGTCGCGTTCTGTTGCTTTGGCTTCTTTGGGAACAATGCCACTTTTAACCTGTTCCCGCGCCCACTCTCTTACCTTACGAGCTTCAGCCAAAGATACCACTGGATAACTGCCGATAGTGTAGCGACCATCTTTAGTAGGGGTAACCCAGTACCGATATCGCCAGGTCTTTACACCGGAAGGACGCACATCCAAATACAGGCCGTTACCGTCCTGCAATTGATAGGCTTTTTCTTGGGGTTTCGCATTACGAATTTTGGTATCAGTTAACTTCAT